ATCTGTACCTGAAGTAGAACCACCACCTGCTACAACACCATGTCCATTTATTTCAACTGCACCATCTATTGCAGATAAAAAGAACTTAGCATGCCAACCTGCCATTTCAGTAGAAAGTTTAGGTAAATTAATTACATAAGTACTTCCAGCTTGTTCTACATAAAATACTTTACCAGAATCATTCCAATCAAGTTGTTTAGCTTCTGTAATAGTTTCAGCCAACTGAAAACCATGTGAAGGATGTGAACCTATTCTTGCATTAGCCATAAGTTACTCCTTTTTATTGATCAGCATAAACAACAGCAACTGCAGTAGCAGTACATATTTGTCCAAACATATACCATACATTGTTAAAGTTTACACAAGTAAACCATGTGCCATTATCAACTGTTTTTAATGCTGCTTTAGAGTTACTACTTCCATTAGGTAATACAGGAACTAATGCTTCTAAACCATCAGTAGTACCATCAGTATCTAATATACTTAATCCACCAACAAAGTAATTAGTATCAGACTGAGTATCTATAGTAATATCATGAGCCTCTGCTGCCCCTGCTATATATGCAAAAGTAAACTGCATTCCATCTTCGACAGTAGAAGGCAATTTAATAGTCTTTGCAGCTGAATCAGCCATAATAATTACTCCACCACTATCAGCAGCAGTTAATGTCTTATCTGCATCTACATAAACACAAGATCCTAAGTCAATAGCATTATCAGCTTTATTTTGTCCATACATTGGATTAGCCATATTCTACTCCCTTCCTTAAGTCCAGATAGCATGGGCTTCAGGCATTGACCATTCCATCCCAGCTTCTGTTAAGATTAAATCAACTCTTCTATCTACACCAGAGTTTTCAAGTGTTTGTACACCAACATATACTGAGGTGTCTCTGTTTACTCCATTACCAACTAATGGTCGATATTTACAATGCTTCATGTTGATACCAAGCATCTTAACATTAGTTCCATCTAAATGGATGTTTCTAACTACATTCATGCTACCATAAACAGTATTAATAGTAGTTGTATCAAGTCCTAAGACTTTCTTTCTACCAGTAACTGCTAAGTCAGCACTAAAGTTAGAATTAACATTTAGATTATTACTAAAGTATCCACCAAGCTTATGCAACCAGTTATAAACTGCTGTATTGCAGAAGAATACAGTTGCATTAGAATTGTTATATCGAGGATCTAAGAAAGAAGACATATCATCTAAGAAATCATCTGCTGTCTTAGTAGCTGTTGATAAACTAAAAGTATTACAGTATTGTGTTAAAAAGTTTACTGCACCTTCAGTGTATTGCACATTGCTTTGAGATCCTTGAACACCAAATAATAAAGATTGCTCTATATCAAATTTATGTTCAATAAGTTTCTCTTTCCATACTCTTGCCCACTCATTTGGCTCATACTTAAGAACAGTTGCTCTTGCAGTATTAGTCATAGCCATTGAAGTTTTCCAGATTTGAGTATATCCATAACTTGTTGAATAAGGTTGATCTTTCCAAGTTTCAGGATAACCAGAACCTTCAGCATGAGCTGAACCAATAACATAAGATCGCTTAGGCTCTAAATGCTCTGAGATACTATAGCTTGAAATATCTACACCATCTATTGCATTAGTAGCTGTATTATAAGAAGCTAATTCAACATCAGCACCTGGATCTGTTAAGATTTCAGTTTTTAAGATAGCTGCATTTGAAACAGAATCTAAATCAACTGATTGAATTTTAGCAACCATATATCCTGCAACAGCAGAAATTTTACCATCACTAAAAGTAGCTGCAGCAGCTCCATAAGGTACTTTGATTATCTGTCCTGGTAAGAAGAATGCAGGTTGTGTATTAGCTCCTCCAACTTCAACATCATTAACTGTGTTTCCGTAGATAGTTCCTACATTACCTGTATTCTTGTAATCAGCAATCATACACCAATAGTAAATATCACCAACATCTACATTTGTAGAAGTTACTGTAGCTTCTGTACCAGACAATGTAGTTGGTGCAGTTGTTCCATGATTACTTACATAAGCATATCTCTTGTGCCATGAAGGTCTTTTTTCAGTGAATTTGAAAGAAGGATCATCTGTAGGTTTCTTTGCCACTTTACTAACAAATCTAAAGAATGGGTCCTGTGCAATAGCAAGTTCACTAACTTGACTTCCGAAGTTAAACTTTCTTCTCAACAGCCCTGTTTCTAAAGTTGTTCCAGGTGCACCTGTATTTGGTCCACCTACATCAGCTGTATTAAAGTCTGTATTCGGAGTTATTGTACTAATATAATCAGCCATAACTGACTCCTATTTTAAAATCAAAAATAAGTTCAGTAGTCTTTAAGACTAACCGAACAGGTTTTCTGCTCCTTCATCCATCCCCTTCAAGATGTCAAAAACTGCATCATCTGGAGACCTTTGGTCTGGAGCACTATTTGCATTACTCGCACTTATTGGAAGATTGCGTACTGCTTTCATCTGACCTAACATTTCTTGCTTAGTGTTGTTTGCTATATTTTGAGCAGATTGGTCTTTATTCATGAGATAATGGATATCATCCATGGTTAATTCTCTTGTATTAGCCCATTCTTGCATAGCATCCATCTGAGCTTCATTCATTCCAGTTCTTTGCATGAAATCTTGAACTTGTTGCTGTTCTTGATATTCACCTAAAGCCTGTTGATTCTTCTGTTGCTCTTGAGAAAATCTTTGATTAACCTTGTTATCGGCTTCTCTGTCAATCATTCCTCTTAAAGCTTTAGCAGAATCTGAATTAGGATCAGTTAATGCTTCTTGCCCATCAAATATAAAATCATCACCAAACTCCTTTATAGGATCAGACTCACCACTTATATGATTCTTCAAAGCTTCAATAGCTGAAGGATCATTTTGTAAGTGATTGATCAAAGGTGCATATTGAGAATACTGTGAAGCATTATCAAGTTCTGCTTTAAGCCTTTGAGCTTCTCTACTGGAATCTGCATAACGCTGTTTTAAATTCCCAGCTTCAGATTTCCAGTCAATTTCCTCGTTGCCAGCATCTACAGAGTCAGTTTGATACTGAGTTTCCTGTTCAATTTCTGGTTGAGTAGGCTCGTCATCAGAGACTTGCCCATTTACTTGCTGTTCTAGACTATCAAAAAAACTATCAGAGCCTGTATCTTCTGCATCTCCTTCTAATACTTCTTCAATTCCAGGGTTACTGTTGTTTTCTATATTCATCTGTTACTCCTAACTTATTGTTTTTTATTGTTATTGTCCAAGTTATTATTTAACTTATTTGAAAATTCTTTTACAGCCATATCCATATTCTTTCTTTTAACATCTAATTCACCTTTCATGATGTTTCTTAAGTTCTTTTGCATAGCTTCAGTTTCAAGATTCTGTTTATCTTGTTTAGTCTTGTTTTGATTCTTATTTTTATCAATTTCCATCTCAGCTTGACGAACTTTATCTTTAATACCAAGTTGAACAAGTTGTCTTTCAAGAGTATCAATAGTACCATCTTTATCTTTAACCTGATCTTCAAGTCCACCAATTTGTCCTTCAAGTTGTTTAACCTTATCCATTCTTTCTGCAATCTTAGATTTATTTCTAATATCAGATTCAGCTAAAACAGCCATAGGATCAATAACTCCACTATTAGCAAGTTCTTTAAGCTCTTGTAGATAAGCCCATCTATTTACAGGCATAGTAGATCCTCCCACCATTCTTATATCAAATTTAGCAGTTGCATAATCATTCCATTTACCAATAGCTTGACCTAAATCATTATAAAGAGTTTTATTTATCTCTACTTGTTTTTCAGGCTCTAATGCATCTGGTTGTATAATTCTAAATACTTTATGAGCTGTATAAGTTGCTTGACTAAATTGTCGTACTACTTCTCCAATCTGAGCTAATGCTGGTTCAATAGAATGTTTTAACCAATATTTAACTCTTCTTGTTCCATACTCATCCATAGCAAGCATACCTCTATAAGGCATATCTGCAGTAGCTGAAGTATCTCCCTGTTGAGCTGAATATATACCTGCAAGATATTCCATATCAGATTTGCCTTCATTAACTATACCAAAGAAAGCATTAGAAAGTTGAGCAGGTTGAACTGCTGTTGGAGATTCATATCCATGATTTACAGGCAATAAAGCACCTGGAGAAGAGGAATATTTTTCCCAAGTCTCTGCATCTATACTTCCTTCATAATACATCCATCTTAAAGAAGAACCAAGTGAAGCATTATGTATCATAAGCTGATGAGCTTTATTTAACTCTCTCTGCTTACCTACTAAAGGAGAAACTGCAGATATAGGATAAGGTGTTCCTATCCATTTATAATGAATGGGTATAATAGGATAATCTTTTATTTCTTGAGGTAATATTTTTTCATATAATAATTGATCTCCAGCTACACAAGTAATCCTTATTCTATTATCATGAAATTTTATATTATCTACAATAAGTTTTGAAAAATTCTTCAGTTTTAACTAAAACTTTAAATTCTTTTTAAGTAATAA